CCGCTCCTGAGCTAACGCTCTGCTACATCATTTCCAACCTGCCCGGGCCTGCCTTGTGGCTCGACCAGACTGATGAAGATGCACGCGACTATTCCGAATCTCGCCTGCAAAAGCTCTTTGATCAATGCGAACCAGTGGCCCGCTTGATGCCGACGGGCGTTCACCGTCATAAGCGCAAGAACAACGCGATCCAGTTCACCAATGGAATGACGCTCTGGATTCTGGGCGCGCACAACAAGACTAACCTCCAGAGACGTTCGATCCGCTGGCTCATCGGGGATGAAACGTGGCGTTGGCCCCAGGGTCACATGGCGGAAGCGGAGGCCCGCGTTACGGCATTCGGTTGGCTGGGCAAGTGCATATTCATGAGCCAAGGCGGCGAGGAGGATGACGACACGCACCGTAAATTCGAAACGACTGACCAACGTGAGTGGACGTTTGCCTGCACCGAGTGCGGACATCGCCAACCGTTCAAATGGGAATGCGTCGAGTGGAGCAAGTCGGCGCGGGATGACGCGGGGGAATGGGACTTCGATGAAGTTCGTCGAACCACGGCACTGCGCTGCGAATCCTGCAATCACTACTTCAATGACAGCGAGCGTACCAGGCGCGAACTCAATGCCACCGGAGAGTTCCTCAAGAAGAATCCCAAAGCCTCGGCAGAGAACGTAGGCTTTCACTGGAACGCACTATGCGCGATGAGCTGGGGGCAACTTGCCGAGCTCTATCTGCGTGCTAAGGCGGCAGCACGGAAAGGTGATGTCAGTCTGCTCCAGCAGTTCTATCAAAAACGCCTTGGTCTGCCATGGCGCGAATACGTCGAGGACTACAAATTGGAGATCGTCAAATCGGGCTACAAGCGCGGCGAATCATGGGAAGAAGAGGCGGCGATCGATCCGAAGACTGGTCGCATTCTTGCCGCGCCACTGCCCGAGCGCAAGGGACTCATCCCGCTGCGTTTCATCACAGTGGACTGCCAGATGGACCACTTGTTTCTGGTCGTGCGCTCATGGTCAGCAGACGGATCAAGTCGTCTCATGTGGAACGAGCGCATCCTCACATTCACCGACATCGAGGTCATGCAAGAGCGATTCGGCGTGCATTCGAGTTTGGTGTTTCTGGATGCGGGCTACGCCACTTACGATGTCTATCGCGAGTGCGCGAAGCGTGGTTGGGTGGCGCTCATTGGCGACCGTCGCCCGGTCTATCCGCACAAGGGACGCGACGGCAAAACGATTCAGCGATTCTATTCACCTCGGCGCAAGGTCGTGCTCTCGCACCGCCAGCATTGCCACGTTCACTACTGGAGCAACCTCAACATCAAGGACACGCTCGCGCGTTTGCGTCGAAATCAAGACCCGAGCCAAGGCCCTACCTGGGAAGTACCCGATGACATCGAGGATGACTATCTCGCTCAGCTGGAAAGCGAGCAGCGGGTGAAGGAAAAGGGCAACTGGATGTGGAAGCAGATTGGCTCACGACCGAATCATTACTTCGATACAGAAAGCATGCAAGCGGCAGCGGCCACAATGCTCAAGATCGTCGGGCGCGAGGCTATCACCGCTGCCCCGGTTGACACCTCGCCGGAGGAGTCATGAAAACTGTCACCATCCTACGCTTCCTGACCTTCCTTGGTTCGGCACTCACCACCATCGCGGCTCTCGACCTCACGGGCATTGCTAATCTTCTCGATGAAGAAAAAGCGCAATACCTACTCATCACCGGACCCGCTGCCCTGGCACTCAAAGAATTGGTCGTCGTGCTCGGCGATTTGTTTGACGACGGCAAGCCAAACAAGTCCTTCAAGGTTGGCCTCTGGTGCGTGGCCATGGCCTGCATTTGCGTGCCCATCCTTTCCTCTTGCAGCGCATTGCCCGCCAGCGCAGAAGTCATCACCAAAGACGGCGCGATCATCATGCAACCAGATGGCCGCGTGATCATCACTGTCGAACCTCGCAACACCAAGTAAGACATGTCTCAATCATCTTTCAGCGAATGGTTTGCCGCGCAGCAATTTCGTCACTTTGGTGCCGATGAATTTACGAGCTACTTTGCCCGCGAACGCAAGGGAGTGAAGAACAGCGCCCCGCCACGGCAGTTATGGAAAAACATCGTGCCTGCCTTGCGCATTGTAGATGAGCTGCGCGAGATCTTTGGTAAGCCATGCCGTATCCTTAGCTCCTATCGCTCTCCTGCCTACAACAAGGCCGTGGGTGGAGCACCTTTAAGCCAGCACAAGGAATTCAGCGCACTCGATATCGCCTTCGATGGCGTGAGTCCGCAGCGCGTGTATGAGCGACTGCTCGAATGGCGTCAGCAAGGTAAGTTTTCCGGTGGCCTCGGGCTCTACCCATCATCGGGATTCGTTCACATCGACACACGCGGTCGCAACTCCACCTGGAAAGGAAAATGACCATGGCTCGCGGACTCTTCATCACCGGATTCACTGTTGCCGAGGTTCTCGCCATTCAACAGCGGGCAAAGTCACTACTCATGGAAGGTAAGACCATCATGAACTGGAACGACACAGAGACTTCGGTCTCGAAGCAATTCACGATGCCAGTCGATCAGGTGCTTGAGGAATGTGCCTACGCACTCAAGGTGCTCGATCCGCAAACCTACGGCAGACCACGAACGGTATCGGCTTCTTTCATCCACGGACACATTGCGAAATGAATCGCTTCCAATCCATCGCCCGACTCTTGCTCCCACCCGTGCTTTTGCCCAAAGCATGGGGATCGTCGTTTGAGTCTGCGAACTGGTCGCCTCGTCGTGGTGCGGTGCCAGGAGCTTCTCCATCAGATGCACGCAAGGAACTCACGCCAGGCATCCGCACAGAACTGGTGCGCAAGTCGCGCTATCTTCACAAGAACTCTGGCTTCGTGCGCGAACTTGTGGCCAACATGGCCATCTACTCGACTGGTGACGGCATCCGTGTTCAGGCCCAATCTTCCGACGCATCTTGGAATCGGAGCGCCGAAGAATACTTTTCCTATTGGTCCGCGCGCTGTGACATCACGCAGCGGTTTTCTTTCGAAGAATGCCAGGCACTTGTTTGTCGCGGCATGGACATCGATGGCGAATACTTCATTCACAAAACCCGCGATCTTGATGGCGAGCCACGCATTCAGTTGATCGAGAGTCACCGCATTGGAGATGACTGGGGATCGAAGGAAACCGTCGATGGCGTTGGCCTCGATGCCTATGGTGCGCCCGTGTTCTACCGTGTGCTGCAAGATGACAACACCGCTTACGATCTCCCTGCTTCTGCCATCCTGCACGTCCACGAACCTGAGTGGGCCGGTGGTGTGCGCAATCACCCAACCATCCAGCACTCGATCAATCATCTGCTCGATGAGATGGAGCTCCTTGCGTTAGAAAAGCATGCGGTCAAAGACAATGCCGATGTGTCCCGTATCCTCAAAACAGCACGAGGCGAGATCGACGACAATGGCGACTTTGTGGTGGGCAATGCGCATGGCGCGGGAGAAGCGAGCGACCCAGTCAGCTTGCAACGTATCGTCGGAGGAAAGTTGGTAGCACTAAAGCCAGACGAGTCACTCGATAGCTTCCAGTCGAACCGCCCCAGTCCTACCTTCACCGGCTTCCTCGAACATCTGCGTCGTGATTCAGCACTTGGCATGATCCCCTTCGAGTTCGCAGCTGATTCCAGCAAGGTCGGTGGTGCAGGAGTGCGTTTGATCGTGGCCAAGGCCGACCGTCGATTTTCGTTTCGCCAGATGATTCTTGAAAGGCGTTTGATTCGTCCGATTTGGGCCTATGTGATTGGTGACGCGATTACTCGGGGACTGCTGCCCGCAGAGGAGGGATGGTGGAAAATGGCGATTGTAGGACCAAAGCGGGTCACCGTTGATGCTGGTCGCGAAGCACAGCAAAACCGCGCCGATGTGGAGGCGGGCCTCAAGACCATCACCGATCACTACGCCGAACTTGGTGCCGACTTCCGCGAAGAAATCGAACGACGTGGCGCGGATGCGAAACTCATCCTGGAAACCGCCGCCAAGTATGGTGTGCCTCCTGAGATGCTCTGGAGAGCAGCTGCGGGATTCATGCAAGCAAGGTAATCGTTATCACCCC